CAACTGGTGTGGCGGCTAAAAACCTAAACCGTAAATTTATTGGTATAGAGTTAGACGATAATTATTTTAACATCGCTAAAGATAGAATTGGAGTGTAAATGATGGGTTTTTTTTCAAAGTTATTCGGTAGTGACAAAATAATTGATGCGGGTGTTAACGGTATAGATGCAATGTTTTTCACTGACGAAGAAAAATCAAACGCTAAAATGCAGTTTTTAAAACTGTACGAACCTTACAAGCTAGCACAAAGGTATTTAGCGCTTATTTATTCTATACCCTATGCGCTTGCATGGTTAGTAACTTTTATAGCCTCATTCTTTGTTGATGTAGCACTACAAATGGAACTATTAAAAGGTGATGCTTTTTATATTAATATTGTAATACTTTCTTTTTATTTTGGTGGTGGGGCTGCAGAAGGAATAGTTAAGCAGATTAAGGGTAAGTAGCAATATTGTTACTGATTTAAAATACTGTTAATATACAAGGACTTTTAACAACATGGATTTAATACAATGGGTTCAATTAATAAGCGAAAACGCACTTCAAACAGTAGCACAAATAGAGCAACTGGCGCAGGGGACAAAACAGAGCAGTATAAAGTTACTCCCGATACTGGAACAAAACCAGCTAAACCTAAATCATACGTTAGCAATAAATAGCACTAAGATTTTATTTACTATTTACGCCCTGGTTGCGATTTGTATCAAGAGGCCGCAACTGTTAGCGGCTTTTTTTGTGTCTTGTTTATTGTTTGAATCTAGCTTCTTTGACGTGATCAGTGAGTCACATTTATATCTAATAACATTTATAATTTACAGTTATGTAATAACGTGCAACCAATTTAACAATAAAACAAAGACGGCCTGTGTCATAATGTGTATTTTATGCGCGATATTTGCATATGACGCAGCTTTTTATGGAGTAGACGGCTATTATGGAGCGACTGAAACGGTTATTTATAACAATATCGAGCGTCTGTTTATATGCTGTCATGTTTTCATTATTGCTACGCTCTTTGATATCAGGGCAATTGGAAACAATATCCGAGATTTCTGTAGTTCTATTGTTCGCATGTCGCGGCATAGTGTTAATTTTACAATTGTATGATAAAATAACTAGTAATTGTAAAAACAAGAGTGGCTGAAATGTCAACAGAAATACAACAACTAATAGTGGCAATCAAGGAAGACCGCGAGAACACCCAACGGGCATTAACGAAAATGGAAAGCGCTATCAATAAAATGAGTGAGACGTTTACCACGTTTTATCAGCATATTGCTACTGTTGAGAATGAGCGCAAAAATACTGACCAGTTTAAAAAAGAGACTCGAGAGTTTCAAGAGTATGCAAAACCTATACTATCAAAGAGTAAAGATTGGCATAATATAGGAAGTAAGTTTTTATTAATAGCAGGCGGTATAATCATTACCAGCCTAGCTGTTTTATTAGGTGTTAAACCATGACTTTAAACGACAAGAAATATAACTTTTATTTAAGCGCTGGCATATTGCCTATGTCGCTAAATGATATGGAATTAGAGTGGTTACAAGATAACGGCGCAACTGCTAATAATTTGATGGATTGTTGGCGGCAATACCTAACAGCCCAGGGCTATCCTTATGGTACTTACAACGATTCATTATATGGTTATCTTGCGGGTATTGGTTATACAGGCGCTTTGAATGACATGTTAAACGACTTTTATGCTGATACGCCGCCACCAGCCGGTAGAGAATTCACACAAGAGTTCACAAACGAATTTAGTTAACTATGTTGAGGTAGTTATGGCAAAAGAAAACGGTAGGCCGACAAAGTACAAAAAGGAATATAACGAGCAAGCAGCTAAGTTATGCAAGCTTGGCGCTACTGATGTGCAACTAGCTGATTTCTTTAATGTGACAGAGAAAACATTAAATAACTGGAAGAGTGAACACCCTAGCTTTTTACAGTCCTTAAAGAAAGGCAAGGTGTTTTCTGATGATAAAGTTGAAATGGCTTTATACGATAGAGCTATTGGTTATCACTACGATGAAATAAAGGAAGAGCAGAGCGAAGACGGCATGAAGCGCACTGTTACCACTAAGCGCATACAAGATAATACAGCGGCAATATTTTGGTTAAAGAACCGTAGACCAGAACAGTGGCGTGAGAAAGTTGAGAATGACACGGTGCAGGATATTAATATTGTTATTGACCATGCAGCTTTAGGTATTAAACCTAATGAATCATAACCTACCTAATGAATGGGCGGCTAGAGAATATCAACAGCCAATGCTTAATCATATGCTTAAAGGTGGCTTAGACCGTAAGCGCGGTGTAGGTGTCTGGCATCGAAGAGGCGGTAAGGATTCAACGTGTTTAAACTTTGCAGCAGTAGCCAGTCAGTTAAGAGTTGGCACTATTTGGCACATGTTACCGACACAAGCGCAAGGTCGTAAGGTTATATGGAAGGGAATTGACAAGGATGGTCGCCGCATGATTGACCAGGCTTTTCCCGAGTGGATGCGTAAAAAGAAGAATGAATCTGATATGTCGATTGAAATGCATAACGGTTCAATTTATCAAGTTGTTGGTAGTGATAACTTTGACAGCCTAGTAGGTAGTAACCCTATTGGTATTGTATTTAGTGAGTATTCTATCGCTAACCCCTTAGCATGGGATTATGTTTCGCCTATCCTGAATGAAAATGACGGCTGGGCTTTTTTCATTTATACGCCACGTGGCAACAACCACGGTAAAAAGCTATTTGATGCAGCTAGTAAAATGGATAGCTGGTATGCGCAAACACTAACAATTGAGAATACTAAACGTCCTGATGGTTCGCCGGTCATACGTCCCGAGCATATCGAAGAAGAGCGCGAGATGGGCATGGCAGAAGAAAAGATACAGCAAGAGTATTACTGTTCGTGGGAGGGCGGCATGGAAGGCGCTTATTACACAGCAGAATTACGCGACTTACAAAAGTCTGATAGGTTTGGACAGTACCCGCATGACCCCACAAAGCGAGTGCAAACATTTTGGGATATTGGGATTAACGACCAAACGTCTATTGTATTTACTCAGCATGGTGATGATGGTAATCCGGTGATTATTGATTTTCTTGTGGGGCGTAACATAGCAATAACAGAGTGGATTAAAACACTTAGACAATTACCGTATGATTACGACGAACACTGGTGGCCGCATGATGGAGCCAACCGTGAACAATTTAGCGGCAAGAGTAAAGCAGACCAAGCAGCAGAGCTTGGCTTTTACGTTGAGATTTGCCCTAACTTATCGCGTGAAGATGGTATTAACGCATCACGTGGTATGATACGTGTAGCTAAGTTTGATAAGAACAAAACAAGTAAACTGGTAGACGGCCTACAAGGTTACCGTAAAGAGTATGACGAGAAGTTACAACGCTTTAAAGATAACCCGCTACACGATTGGGCTAGTGATATTGCCGACAGCTTTAGATATTTAAGTATTGCATGGCGTAAGAACTTAACCACTGCCATAGGTAACAGAGCAGTTAACAACATTAAAGTTAAAAGGGCGTACGGATGAATAACGAGCAGATAATTAAACGACTTGAGCATTTGACCTCAGAGCGAAAGACTATTGATAGCACTTGGCAAACAATAGAAAAGTATATTACGCCTTATCGTGGTCAATTCTTTGAAGACCAGACAAGTGAGCATGAGCAGAATTGGCGTAAGCGTGAGATATTCGACAGTACAGCTGTTAACGCTTGTCAGACATTATCCGCTAGTATTCACGGCTCTATAACTTCACCGGCTTTTAGATGGTTTGATTTACAGTTCAGAGTTGACCAATTAAACCAAACACAAGAGGCTAAAGAATGGTTAGACGATACCGCAGACAGAATATACAACGCACTGCAAGAGTCAAACTTTAACTTAGAGGTAGGCGAGTGTTACACAGATTTAGTTAGTTATGGTACTTCGGTTGTATTAGAAGAGTTTACCGGTGACGAGTTAACAGGTGAAAACATTGAGCTAACATTCTCAGCCGTACCGATTAAAGAAGCTTACTTTGAAGAAGACCATAAGGGCGGCATTGCTACATTTTACCGCCGCTTAATGTGGACACCTTCACAAATTATCAGCAAGTTTGGCGAGGATAAAGTACCAGAAAAGATTAACGCCTTGTATGCTAGTGGTAAGACTGACCGTATGGAAGTTGTCTATTGTATATGGAAACGTAAAGATATTGATGATGTTGACGGAATAGTCGCACCTGAAAAACGTCCTTATGCGTACCGCTATTTATTAAAAGAAGGTTGCTGTGAGTTAGGTGACGAGGGCGGATATTATGAAATGCCAGCTTATGCGCCTAGATGGAGAAAGACCAGCGAATCTAAGTGGGGTAATAGTCCTGCAATGAATGCGCTAAATGACGTATTAACGCTTAATGAATTGGTTGAGTTAATCTTGCGTAGTGCTGA